CATGGTAAGTTCATTTTCCAAGGTGATATTGTTATATTCTACCAAGATGGGGATTTTGACAGAGAACCTGAAAAACCAGCATTAATTATCTGGGATGAATTTGATTCCAAATTTGCAGAAGAATCTAAATTAGATATTGGTAATTACCCTTTGGATTTGAATCCAGAATATTATGAGGTTGTTGGTGATATCTACAGAGCACCTGAATTATTGGAGTCTAAAAATGGCGAATAATCCACTTGAAAACTACGAGCAAAGAGCGAGGGAAGATAGATTGTCAAAATCTACCGTAACATTTTTTCTTTCAATGATCCGTCAGGATGATGAAGGTTTTGATAACGATGCTATTTTGAGAATGGGTAAAAAAATTCATAATGAGATCGTTAAAGTTGTTTCTGAGATGGAGGGCAATGGCAATAAGATCTAAATTAGACCTATCGCCATTGCTGCCTCTGTTTCCGAATCTTCTGCCTTACTATAAATACTCGCTGTGATAAATGTGTTCGCATGGTCTGCCAAGTTGCTCACAGTTTGAAGGGGAACACCGGCAGCTAATTTATGAGAAACAAATGAATGTCTGATTGAATGGGGTGTGTAATTCTTTTTAGCAAAACCACATTCAGAACATACCTTTTTGAATACTTTCAAAGCTGCACAGTATGACCACTCATTACCGGTTTTTGTTAAAAATATTAAACCCGAATCTATCTTTTCAATATGTGCTTTCAGATTGCTTCCAAACAGTTCCACTTGCTCCATCAGATCACCATCAGAATTCATATAAGGCATCAATTTTGAACGTTCTTTGTTTCCCTTGCTAATGTAGTTCAATCTAATACCTTTATCCTCAAAAACGATGTCACAGGCTTTTATGTTCAAAGCACTCGATACCCTCAATCCATAAAATCTCAACACTTGAACAAATAGATAATTTCGCATACACAAATCAGATAGAGACTTTCGAATCTTTACGTATTCAACAATTTTATTCAGATCTTCTTTCTCAACCGGTCTCTTATGGGAATAAGTATTCTTTATTGATTTGATGCAATTGGCCATATCATAGATCTCAAGGCCATATTCAGGATCAGAGAGCTCTTTATACATGGCTTTGAGGGCAGATAGACGGGCTTTGAGGGTTGCCGGCTTAATATCCTTCTTAACACAATCAGCCAGGTAAGCTTTGATATCCATAGTCATAACCTTACTTAAAGGCTTATCACCAATGTAGTTAAAGAAAAGCCTTAGACGGTCTCTATAGGTCTTAATGGTCGTCTGTGAGACATGTTGCTTCTCAATCAAGTGATTGGTTTCAACTGATTTTAAGTAGGTTTCTAGGATATTTTCGTTGTTCATGGTCTAACCTTTCTAAAGTTCTATTTAGTATAACTAAATATTTTACGGGACATGTTATAAAAATTGACAATATTTATAATAAATGTTGCATGTCATTTAATATGTGGGTATTATTTATCGTCATAAAGAGGTTTGAAATGAGTAGAAAATTAGAAGAACTAAAAATAGTCTCAGCCTTAAAAGCCCCAATGCTTGAAAAATTGAGAAGTAATGGTCATAAGCCTCATTGGCGTGAATGTTCGATTAATGATCTGATTGAAATGATGGAGGGTGAGATTCAAGAATTGAAAGATGAATTGATTGAAATGAATCTGGAAGAGGCCTTAAGAGAATGTGCTGACATTGCCAATTTCGCAGCTATGATTTATGACAATATTAATAAGAAATTTGTAACTAAAAAAAATATCGATAGTAAACCATCTCTTAGTGGTAAAAATATTGTTGAAGCTTTTCTTAATGAAATTTACGATAAGGCTGAAAGTAAGCAAAAAATTTGTACAACTTTAAAAATAACACTCGCAACTATTTCCAGATGGAGAAGTGGTGATAAGTTACCGAGAATAGATACTCTTGACGAAATATGGTTGATGGTCATGGAGGCAAGAGATGAAGCCTAGTCCTTATTCTTTAAATAAAGCTATTTACGAGAGGTATATAAAATGCAAAAAGTAAACCTGACTTTTAAATCTGGTAACACAACAACACTTAAACTCGAAGATGCAATTGCCCAAGAAATGAAAGAGGTAATGTTTCTAGATCATGGTAATTACAAAATTCCTAATTTATGTGTTAGATTAAAAGAGATTGTTCTTTTGGAGATTTTAAATGACCAATAAAGAATTTGTATAAAACGACTCATCTGAATTAAAAAGCGAACCGATTGAACACGTTTTAGATTTAAATATTGTAATTCCCTCAGATTTATGATTGCCCTGATATAAAATATATAAAAATTTTATTAATTGGGGTCTAAAGTGGCTAATGAGTTCAAAACAGGGACAGACATAACGGTTAGAATTGTTTTGACCGCTACACCGGAAGTTGTTTCAGCTCTTCCTCAGATAGTAGCTACTCTCTATTACATTAGAAAAAATCAAATATTTAAGTTTCATTGGGCTGCAAAAAATCCAGCAGCAGCTGACGTTGCTGCAGAAGCATCTGCTGAAGGTAAAACTGTTTCTACGATTACATTTGATGGAGAGGTTATTGTTATCTGCATACCCATAGCGGATACCGATACTCTTGATTTGAAAGATTGTGAAACAGTACCAGTTTTTGCAAAAATTGCTTACACAGATAGTAGTGGAGAACGACAGGAAGCTGTTCCAGATAAAACACGTAGAGATTCAGACCGTGATCTAATGAGGGATGACAGCATTGATATTCCTGATAGTTTTAAGATCTGTGATTATTACGCCGGCCCAATGGTTAAATCTGCTGGCAATGGAGGATGGCTATAATGTCGTTTGCAAGCGTTGAAGTTCCAGCTGGCGATCTTATGTTTAAAAGGATCTATGATCCCAAGAATGTATCACGAGAAGCCTTGATAAATTCAAGTAAAACAAATCCCGTTTATACTATGATTGATTTTCCAGCAAAGTCAGGAGGTTTTAGAACCCTTACCTCAAACATTGAAAATATAGTAAACGAATCCCTTTCAACCGCTGATCCGTTTGATATGAATCCTAATGTTATAAGCAGTCTTAGGGGCGCGGCTTTTAACCTTGTAGAATTGACATACACAGCCAGTGTCGAGGCTTTCTTTTCAGGTGTTGACGTTTCTTTCTTAAATTTTTTCACAATGGCTTTATTGGGTAATACATCAGCAACACTTTTCGACATTATGGGTATTAAAACAAGCAACTTTGACCAGACTGCAATCATTCGAACAAGATTCCAAACATGGCTATCACTTGGAACTATTGAAGAATCAAGGCTCGTGGTTAATAATTGCGCTTTTCTTGATGGTGGTGGATTAACATTACTGAATAGCCCAGATTTAAGGATTATAGAGTTATTAATTTTTAATTTTTCAGACAAGAGCAGTATTTTTATAACTTATGACGGATGTGATGATTTGTCTGGAAAAATAAATGGTCTAACAGCTACAACATTCCCAAATGAAAGCGTGTTAAATATAAGGCCAAGCATTGGTGAGAACTCAAGATTATTTATAGAAGGTAGTAGTTTTACAGATAATGAAATAACACCGTTTCTGGGGGATGTTTTTTGGAAGGGTGTTCAAGGGGACATTACAGTAATCGCAGATGCTTCGATTACCATTACTTCAATTACATCTGTCACAGATTCAAGCGGTACAGCTAGATTTAATTTCACAGGTCCAACGCTTTACAATTTTCAAAAAGTGACAATAATTTCATTCGTAACAAATACAGCCTATAACGTCACTGGGATAATCACGGACACAGATGGAACAACTTATTTTGAGATATCAAGCGTATTGTTTGGAACAGATGAAGCAACGGGAACCTTTACATCTGATTCGATAACGCTGACTTCAACGGGCCATGGCCGCACAAATGGCGAAAGCCTTTCTGTAAAAGAATCGATCAATCATAATGTGGGTTCATATGTTTACAATTCGCTAACAAATACATTCCAAGTAAATAAAGCGTTTACGTCAACTGAGTTGGCTATATGGGACACAAGCAGCCTTGACCAAAAAGACCCAAGAGTAATTTCAGGTCCCGGTAATATTGGAATACCTGTAAGTAGATCAATTGGCTCGTTTATATCTCAAGGCAATGACGTTGAAACAATTATTTCTGATATAGGTGAAGGTGAATCGGGATATGTTGATTTAGATTTGGGGTTATTCACAGGATCAATTACAGCTTATGCCGATAATGGAATTGGTGGTACAACGGTATCATCAGCAGCTCACGGTCAACCTAACGAGCGACTCTTAGAAATTAAAGGGTCAACTAGCTACAATGGTCAACGTGAGATATTTAATGTTACTACTAATACCTATGATATCGACGTTGCTTTTGTTGCTGACGATGGCGTAGGTACTTGGAGAAGTGGAGCGTTCAGTGGAGTAGATATCGAAAGGTGGCAAGTAGTTGACTTTGAAAAGGGGATATTAAGATATATAGGTTTAGAAGAGTTCGATGGAAACTACACTGCGACAATTAGCGCCAAAGCTGTAGGAGGCGCAGCTAAACGCTATAAATTCATACTTCTTAAATCAACAGATAACGGGGTAACTTATACAAACGGTTTCGCACTGCCCGTTGAAATAAGCGCCACGGTAACGACTGCCCCATTCCAGAAAGATATTGTCGCGGAAACAAATAACCTATTCAAACTGGGAGTAGCAAATTTTGATAACACAGCGAATATAATAATTGATACCATCGCCGTGAGTGTAAAGTAAAGGGGTAATAATGAGTACTGTAAAATATGCTAGGAATGACAATGTAGTAGTTAATGTAATTTCTCGGGATGAAAACAGTGCGCCGATCACAAATGCTGCTCTTCAAATAACTTGGCAGAAACAATCAAATAAAGAATATTGGACTGGCACAGGAAGCACTTTCCAAGCTTCTCCTGTTCAAATAGCAATGACTGAGATTGATGAAACAAACAGCCCTGGTTTATGGGAATTCTTATTTCCATCTTCTGGCATAGATCCAGATACATATCTAGGGGTTATCACAGACACATCTGGGAACGCTGTAAACGTACCCTTGCACTTCACAGCCATTGTTGGCGATACATTGGCTATGTTCCAAGAATGGGCCGCTGCTGGGGCTATTGGTAAGGCTGAGTATAATGCTGGAACATCTGTGTTAACTCTGACATTTGTAAATGGCACTGATACGTTATTATTTAATATGAAAGATGCTGTTGGTAATCCGGCTGGATCTTCAGCATTTTTCCAGAAAGTTCCCCAATAATGAGCATTCATGGCTATTCATTCAATCTTGGACCGGCCCCAATAGAGGTTGAAGTTCTCAATAATGTCAATTCAGAAGTAGAGATTACAGTGGTAAAACCAGTGATCACTGTGGCCATCAGCGTAGTTTGTGATTAAAAGTATTTGCATTTCAAAATAACTGCCGTATAATCTTAAGCAGTTAGACCAAAACTCAAAAAAACAAACAAGTAACAAATGGGTGCAATTCCTACCCCCCTATCTACTGGTCTAGCTTTGGGAATGGTTTTGCACCTTCTTTAGAGGGAGCAGTTGTGAAGACTAATAAAACGAAGAAAAAACATGGATTCAAGAAAATCGTTCATGACTACGATCTTTTAGATGGGTCTGAACAAACCGAAGCTTTTAATCGTGCCAATGAAGTTTATGATTCTAAGGGTAAATGTCTAAAGAATCGTTTTGGTAAGCGTAAAGATCTCATCATCAAGAAATCTGTTGAAGAATTCGCCAAGACCTATCAACCATTTATAAAGGCCTGTGAGAAGGCAGGGATTGAATCTTCTAAGAATGAAGCTTCTAAGTACAGGCGTGGCTTTGGAACAGCTATAAAGTTCAGCAATGAGCAATGGCGCACATTACCACATAGAGGAAACGACAACTAAAAATGTTAAAAGTAAGACACATACAATTTCAAAAAGGTAAGCATATATTTTCATATCACTATGATGATTTTAAAGAATTAGTTAATTATTTGGTTGATACTGCTGACTCAGATAATTCACCTTTAGATCTAATGGATGTCCCTCAGATCGTTGAAGCTATTTTAGTATATGAAAATAAAAAATTTGTTATGGATATGCAGGTTGATAAGAAATGAAATATGCACCTGATACGCAGAAAAGCATAAGTTATAAGCATGCGACATTTTTAACCTAAAGAATTATCTCGTATGGACGATAAGAAGATTGAAAGGTAAATAATATGAAAAAAATTATTTTAACGTTAATGGTCACTCTAATAGTGGCATGTCAATCAAGTCGAGAAAAATACAAAGAGCTCGATTATAGGATGCAATCTCAGAAAGTTAATGAGGTAAAAGAGTCCTCAACAGGTCAGGTTTTTTACTTCGACGAATTTATGAAGGGTCAACCTGATTATATCGAGAGACTTAAAGATCAAATATTTCATGGTTCAAATGGTAGGGTTGAATTGTCTATTGCTGCTGTTAGGAAAGATTCAGTATCTTTACGTGTAAAGCATTATTTCAAACCTAGTCGATTTGAAGGCCCTAATAAATACTTCTTAAAGTCTGATACCTGGCATGTCAAGCCGGGTTTAACTGAAGAATTTGAATACAACATTAAAACATCTAAAATCATTTCATATAAAGAATTGAAATTTCAGATTATTAGTGTGAGTGATTCGGGAGTGATCAAATACAAACGAACTAAATAAACGATCACAAGATAAAACAGGCCAATCATCTTAATTGAATGATTGGCCTTTTTATCCACAGAAGGAAATGGGAAGTCAATAATGGCAATCACAGATAAAGAATTAAATGCAGGCTGATAATATACTAGAGCGAGATCCATTGGGCAATATAATCCAATGGGAAGCCGATAGGGAAGCTAGGATTAAACAGATGGAGATTAAAGCCAGGCCTTACCACCCTATAATCCAGAACTTTGGTGAGGGTGTTTGTCTTATGTGCAAAGGAACCTTTATCAAGAGCATGACTGAACAACTGTACTGTGACATACCTAAGCCCTGTAGGAAAGAAGCCACTTACCTAAAACGGCAGGAGTGGCTTGCCAAAAGAAAACTAAAGGAACCATCATGACCGACAAGAAACCAAGTAACGCGGAATCAATTATCCAAACATACAAAGCCTTAGTTATGAAATGGGGCCTAGAACATGAAGAGGTTGAAAGTTACTTCACCAATGTGATGGAAAAGGAATTGAGCGCGGAGGATATTGCGCCTTTTATAGATTGGAGTGGAGAGTGATAAACCCCCTGAAAGAAGGGAGAGTGGGTACTAAAGAAACCCAACGCCCCATCCGATACATAAGTAGAAAGGATAGATTGTATGAAAAACATATCTATTAAGCACCTACAAGGTGAAGAGTATCAGTTGTCAGTTGACGACAAGGTTCTAGGTAAGAATCTAACACATGATGAGGCTATTAAGTTCAAGTCATGTTTAGAAGTTCTATTTAGTTCTTCACCCTCCATACTTGGGGACATTATCGATCTTATGAAAGATCAATATGATGCTGTCCCATTCGACGAAGTAGAGATGCCTTGTCCAACGTGTGGGAAGCTATCAAAACGCAAGGATATTAATCCTAGCTAAACAGTTACTAGCCTAACTGAAGAGGGTTAAATACCCGAAACGCCTCCTGTCTTTCTTAGGGGGTGTCTTAGGCAACGAGAAATGAAGCCACAACAGGCAGAAATTAGGATGGTTTAAAGGATGAGTGATATGTTGTTGCTATTACGATGTGGTTGGTGCGGAGCTTTTTGCGATAACACTGGAAGAATATTTAAGCCGACAAGACCACTTATATTGATATGCGACAGGCTTGATAAAGGTACTTGTGTCGGATGCTCACCTTCCCTAAAACCAGATGATGAGGCTGTTTTGAATAAGAATCTAGGGAAAATAAGATCAAAAGTTAACGAGTACACATCAACGGGAAAGACTAGCACCAAACCCCCTGAAAGAACGGAGAAATTGAAATGAGTGAAACGGTAGAAGTAACTAAGAATGTGAGCGTTCAATTAGAACAAGAAATCGATATCGACATTAAAGTCCAAGTTGATTATGTTAAATGTAATGAATGTCGCGAAGAGTTAGGATTTGTTCTCGAATCTGATGGTTGCGGTGATCTTCAAATTAGTGTTGATCGATGTGAATGTAATGACAAGGCCCAATCATGACCCCCACCCAAGCCGATAATAACCAACAACAGCCGAGGCTTTGTAAGGATTGTGAACATTTTGACGAGGAGTATTTAAATTTAGGGTACTGCACTAGGTTTGACGGTAAAGTTAGACGTTCAAGTTATGAGAGAGGCGATACCGTGGGAGATGTCTGCGGCCCATCAGCCAAACACTTCAAACAGAAGCCTAAGAGATGGTGGGAGTTTTGGAAGTAAAATATGAATGCCTATCTTGTGGACATATTTTCAATGTTGATTTTGATAAAGACCAACCAATTTCGTTTGAAGAAGAATGCCCAATATGTGATGGGCATGGCTATAAATGGAATACCCCAACGAACGAGAAGGAAGATTGATATGAGTGATACTGATAAAGAAATTGGAATAATAAAAAGTTGCCTAGAAGCATTGAAAGACCTAGAAAGTCCAGAGGCGTGTAAAAGAGTGGGCGACTATTTATTTGACTATTGTAAATGTCTAGGGAAGAAATTGAGGGAAAAACAAAATGAAACCCAATAACGCACCGCTGAAACCATGCCCTTTTTTAAAATAATCCGAAATAGTTCTTGAGTTGTTAGTATATCTAGGTATACTATAAGTATGAAGATTGAAAAAGGAAACGAGATGAATCAAAAAAATATGAGTAACCTATTACGTGGCAATGTGGGAGGAAGAACCCAGCAAACTTTTAACGTACCTTTTGATAATGATGGCCTTCCTGATGTGTTGAAAATTAAAATAGTCGTCTCTCCGACCACGTACCAACAGAACTTTTCAGGTTGGAATATAGTTATAAACGGCTACAAACAATTTGTTAGATTACTTGACAGACAGGAAGCCATTGACAAAGCCTATGTAAATTGGGTTAAGAAATTTATTGATTCATCAGGCAAGCCAAAGAAGGGAGCTTTTGCTAAATGAAAATTGTAATTAAAAACGGCCCACCTGCTTTTGGTGATATTATTGTACGCTCCATTCCCTACTGTATCGAAGTAAATCAAAGTAAAAGTAATAATCATTTTCACATTTATGGGGATACCATTGCTGAAACTATTGAGGCTATACTTAAAATTAAAAAAGGTGACTGCACACCCTTCTTTAACGCTAAATTTGGCAGGAGATTACCTACGTTCCACGTTAAGCGAGGCGGATCACATCTACTCATACGACACCCTAGCATTGTTGGATCGGCAATATTTATAGACTTAGACAATGTCGGCTTATTCCTTGACGCCCTCTTAACTATAGAGGAATTCCACGATTCGATGCAGACAGACTACCGTAATCAAGGCGTAAATTAATGAAAAAACACCCAAAACTCTACAAAGAAACAATGACAACCGAAGAAGTCATACAGGCCGTTGACAGCATCAACACAACCATGGCCGCTAAGAAGTGGTTAGAGCGTCACGGAATATCAAAGTACCCTGTAGACGCTCGAACTAGCTTATGGGATCGGGATCAGGTGATGAAGGTTTTAGGATTATGAGTGTAGGTATGTACAAAGGGGTAAACTATAGAAAAATGAGGATTTGTGATGTCTGTACCTACTCTACCATAAAAGAGCGTTGGTGGTTTATTTTTGACAAAGCACACAAAGCAGAGGGTTCTCATTTTAAAACTTTAAAAGAATTAAAGTTGTATATAGATAAAATCCGAACAGCCCCCGAAAAAGAAAGCGAGGTAAATGATGAGTGAACCTGATTTTAGTCTTGCTGATTATGAGCAACACGACGATGAGGCTAGTGAGGTCTTAGACCCTAATGTCGAGATCCCTGAACACATCAAAAAAGAAGCCGCTGAATTGTTGCCACAGGTTAAAGCAGAATTTGAAAAACTGCCCGATAACATTAAAAACATGTTGAACAATAACCAATCAGACGAAGCCAATAATCACCAAAGATTTTGTGCATTACATGACTATACTGATTTATCTGATCCGATGAATCCCGATTGCACTTGTAAAGACGAAGCCGAAGAATTGACGACTGATGAGTTGAAGCAAAAAATCAAAACGGCCAAGACCAAATTAAAAAAGGCTAAAAAGGAAAATGACTGTGGTTATTTTACACACGTTTTGATTGATGAGGCTTTGAAGGAATTGGGGAAATAATAATGGACGGAAATCTAGCAGCGAGTGATCGCCAAACTTATATGACGGAGGAAGAAATGGGAAAGTTGGGTGATAAAGTATCTGATCAAGAAATTAATATTCGCGCTGTAAAGGTGCTAGGGTGTGAATACTACCACTGTGAAAAATATCCAAGTTGTTGTAAAGTTAAAATAAATAAAGCTGTCATTAATTTGGTCAACGATCAATTAACTTGGAAAAAAGAAATTGGTGCTTGGTTTAGAGCAGATCTACTCAAATTCACCACCTCAAGAGATTGGGCTTGGCTGTTGGTGGATGAGTGTAATAAGAGAGGTTTACTCAAGAAGTTATATCAGGCAATTTTATATGACCAATTAAATACGGGTGAGATGCATTTATGCTTAACGGCTTCACCCGAACAGATAACCCTAGCCGCTTTGGAGGTTTTGGAAAATGAGTGAAGAAACCGAAAGAGATTATTTGTTAGGCCAGATCCATCAATTAGAACATGAGAATAAGGAATTAGAATCAGAAAAAGCGGCTTTGGAAGAAGAAGTAAAGAGGTATCAAAATTTAGCGGAAACTGCAAAGAAGTTGTATGATGAAAATGAACAAATTAAAACCTTAGAGGCTATGGTTGATGTGTATCAAGACCAGCAAAAAGAATGCGATGATCTTGAAGAACAAAACGCCAAGTATCGGGCTTTAGTAGACTCTGTAGATAATTTAGTCCAAAGGTTTTGTGATAAATATGAACCACATATTATAGGTGATGATGAAATTGTAAGCAAAGGCGTTATCAGCTTGCTTAATTCTCTAAAGTCAGAATTAAAACTAGCCCAACAAGCCCTAAAAACGAACGGAGATGATTGATATGATTTTTATGCAAACTTATACAGGTAAGAAAGTATATCTACAAAACCCAAGTGTAGACGATATTGACATTGAAGATATCGCACATGGACTAGCACACACTTGTAGATTCGCTGGACAATGTAGTGAATACTATTCGGTGGCAGAACATAGTGTTAATGTTGCCGTGGCCATACAAAATAGAGATATTGAGTTCGAAGCGCTCATGCATGATGCTACAGAGGCGTACATTCACGACATCACATCTCCCTTGAAATCTATCTTGCCCGAATATAAAAGAATTGAAATTAGATTAAACGAAGTGATTATGCAGAAATTTAATTTAAGCTCACAATACCGAGAAGAAATTAAGGATGTTGATTTAAGGATGTTGGCTACAGAGCGTGATGCTGTTTTCAAAAACAGGGTTCTATGGGGTAAGTATATGGACAAGATAAAGCCATATGAAAATATGAGTTTCAAATTTTACTCCCCAAAAAAAGCAAAAGCAAAATTTTTAAAGGTGTTTTATCGATTACAGGAGACTAGAAATAATGAAACCTAAAACCCCCGAACAACTAAACCGATTGAAGGAGATTGAGAATGGCCATTAAAATATGGACAGTACAAGAAATCAAAAATTATAAGTTGTCGAACCCGTTTCACATCCAGCCTTGGCTCGATACACAGATGATTAGCCTTAAAGAGCATAATGAAGCTCCCTGTTCACAGGCCCATGCAGCGTTAATAGATTATATTCTGAAGAACTCGAAATCAGATTGTGATCCCAAGGTCCATCTTAGGATTTATGAAATGGCAAAGAAGTTGAAGATATTGGAAGGAACGAATTGATATGAGTGATAATCGTTTAAAAAAATTTCACAGAAAGAAATGTTTGCCATGGTCATTTCAAGCAGTAAAAGACGGGTCTAAAACATTTGAGATACGCCTTAACGATTGTGATTATCAAGTTGGTGATGAAGTTTGTCTAGAAGAATATGAACAAGAATTTTACACAGGTGATCAATACATATTTGAGATATCTTTCGTAACTGACTTTGAACAAAAAGACGGTTATGTTGTCTTAGGTATTAAAAGTGAACAGCTCCAAACCGCGCAAAATCGAATCGATGAGTTGGAGCGAGAAAACACGCATATAAACGGCAGTATTGTTACTCAAAATAAAATTCTTGACGATTACAAAGAAGAAAACCAACAACTCCGCGCTAAACTGGAAGTGAAAACAACAACTTGCCCTGAATGTGGGTGCAAAGAATACACGAAACTTGTTGATTTAGAAAGTGTTGCTTGTGATAGATGTAAGCAAGAGTGGTTTTTCGACATTGACTACAGCGAAGTTATCATTAAAGAAAATCAAGACCTCAAAGCCAAACTGGCTCCTTTGGCGGGGATTGAGGATGTTGCGGGGTTTGTAAATAGGGCAAATGCTATGGAGAAGCTACTCTATCAAATAAACGATAATTTGAAAAATCACAAAGATGACGGTACGAAACAAGGTCTTCAATTAGAAGTTATAAAGCAACATTGTGAACGGTTATTTCCAACCCCCAAAAGCGATGAAGATGAAAGTGCGGTTGATAAATGAGATTTGTTCGAGGTGAAATAGACGATAAGAAATATTGTATCGCCTTAACAAACTCGATTCTTGAGCGTGTGGCTTTTATATTTAAAAGTAGAGGCTGGAAATTTCATACAACTTACTGGGGTGATAAGTATAGTTTTATAAAGTGGAGAAAATAATGAAAAACAAAACCCCCACGCAGAAGCTGAGTGCCTCAGACATAGCAGCCGTCAACTCCTTAACCCCCGAACAAGTGATTGACCACATTGAAAACAAAGGATGCTTCACAATCTGTAAAACTATTGTAGGTATGTGGCCTAAGTATCAATTGTGGGATTTAGAAGGAGATATGCTGTTAGTTGTTAGTGTGGATAGTGGGAACATAGCCGTAACGCCATACCTTGAAGGTGAACGCAACCCTCACCAATTCGACATTTCACATAGAACATTTTCAAAACGTGACAGTAAGAAAATATACAAGCTTTTAAAGAAAAGGTTATTGTTATGAACCAAGATCATTCTCCTAAAACACAATGTCCAAGATGTGAAAAGTGGGTTGTAGACATGGACGGTTTCGGAGTACTTGCCCATGAAGAATGCGGGTATTGCTCACATCCAAGCAGAACCGGGGATATCTGTGATATCTGCCAAGATGTAGAAGGCGCCAATGTTTATGAGAAGCCGGCGCAAATAAACATAAAACTCATCAAAGACGTGAAACTCATCAACAGAATCAAATGTTTCTTTGGATGGCATGAGTTGGGCGTGATTGGTTTGGATTGGTCAGCTGAGGCCGGTGGAGGGTCTTCAGAGCATAAATATTGTATTCACTGCCCATTCACCCGTTCGAAAAGAAATCTCTGATGAGTGAAATTTCTCACAAAGATTTGCCCAAAGAATTCAAACCAAATGAACACCAAAGAAAAATGTGGGAAGCATTTAAGTCTGGTGAGGTTGCAACCTTTGTCTTTACACATACCAGAAAAACATTGAGCAAATATTACAGAAGCATATGCAATCATGACTATGAGAAAAAGGTTTTAGTGATGACTCCACATGGTAAATTTTTCTCTGAGGTTTGTTGGAATTGTAGGGATATAAGAGCCAAGGGGGATTGATGATCATAGACCCAACATTATCGCATTCGGACTTGGAACTGATTGAATGCATCCTTCATCTAAGAAACAGCTCAACAATAGCGTTTGTTGGTGGCACAGGCTGTAATTGTGAGGGTTCCGAGTCTCGCATGGACATCACGCCGATCGAGGAAATGTCGATCGATCTTCCCGATATGCCGGTGAAAAGCCCTAAGAACTTCTGTAAACGATGTGGCAGGGATCATAAAACGAGTTGGTGTAAGTGAAGAATTACTATTGGAAACAGGATTTGTTGACTCATCTGTTTGTATTTATTTTCATGATATTGATGATTCGGGTGGCTGTAAGGATGTATTTTTATTGTTTTGAAGGGATTTTGGTATGGGAATAATGGATAGTGGAAATGAAATGGATGTCTTAATCCATACGCAAGTTATGGGCAGATTAACATACATCCAGTACCCAAATAGAAAAATGCGATGGAATAAAGATGGAGTAGTTCACCCCGTACCATCCTACTCCACTGAAATTCAACACGCTTGGGAAGTGGTGGAGAAGATAAGGGAAACACGTAAAATCTACATATCAATGGGTAATGATTCACATTCAGTCATTTTAGACAGTTTTCTAAATGGCCCCATGTTTGGAGGTGAATCGATACCTCATGCAATATGTTTGGCCGCATTGCAAGCGGTTGGTGCGAAAATTTGATTGCCAGGAGCGGCGGAGTGCCCTATGAGCTCAAGGGACGGAGAACCCCTGGTAATCTTTTTTGATAGAATGTTTATGGTAGCGCAGCACAGCGAGAGATATCTTGCTGAAGTCGTATTAGGATGAGTGCATCTAAGAACGTGGTTGACGACACGTCTCCAAAATAGTCAGGGCAGGACTGGCCGCTATCACCATATTATACCGATATAGTTGAGCCTTCATTGAGGTCATGAACGAGATGAAGCATTAGACGATAGTGGCCCGTAGATCGCTCATGAGATCGTAGGGGTAATAGAGGTTCGACTCCTCTTATCGGTGCCATATTATATGAACCGTGGGTCGTGATGCATCTTGGTAGGCCACTTCGCATAGGAGACAGACGGTTCGAATCCGTTCACGGTTCACTATATTATGCCGGGTAGCTTAAGTAGAGTTACAGATACGCGATCTGTGATGCAGGTATCGAATCCTGCCTCGGCACATATTCAAACAGGGAGATAACGACATGATTGACGACAAGAAAAGAAAACTCTATCGAATTACGGGGCAATGTGTCCTTGATTTTATGAGAAAGTTTGGCGATGTCCCTGATGATGCTGAGTTTATTGATGTTCACTATCAGCCTCATAATGAGATTGTTCATGAAGGTGGGGATATGAATGTTGAGGATGTGGAATTTCGTCAGAGACTGGAAGATCTGACCCTTTAACGCACCGCCGGCCGTAAATAACCTCTAAGGAATCACGCTGATCAGCACGATAAAGACTCCATGTTAACGAAAGGAAATAACATGGATAAGGCACTGTATCTAGCTAATTTGTACAAGTCAGTGGCACTTCACATGGAGCTTAAAATGAATTGTGAGAAGCGTGGTGATGCCAAGGGTGTTATCTGGCATGGTGATATCATTGACGAACTTCAGAAGAATATTTTCACTGAATTGGCTGAGTAATTGTGACTTGGGGAAGCTGCTTCGGTGGCTTCTCTTTATCACGATGACAGATGTTAACAGATTATAAAACTCCATCGACCTTCACTTTAACAGACGTTAGAACACTGGACCAATCTCATATAATCACAGCTTAAATGGTCCAACTGACCTCTCAAAGTTACTATCAATTACTTAAGTGAACTTTCAATAAGTGTTATCTCAAAGATATTTCATTGACATCAACACTCATAATCAATCAAAATTAATACATGGGGTGACAGGGGCTCGGGGGTCTGGGTGACGGGCTATGGGCTTAGGCTTAGAAATGTATTGGAAGTTATTACTATGAAAGACTTTACAAATATAAAGAAGTACTCAAAGACAGTTAGATTCAAAGCTAAGATCATCAAGGAGACTGATAAGTGGCTCAAGGCCATGGTGTTGTACAAGAAGGATCGCATAGACCCCTTCTACTTCTCTAAAAAGCAAATACAAATAGAACGACACTCAACCATTCACATCATCATCACGTATCAATGCAGACTTGCCATCAAGGATAAATTGATCTCAAGGTACTAGAAACCTGCTTAATTAACGTCAATCTCATAAGATATTCACATCATCCATTACTATTACGAACTATCATGAACTATCATGTGATAATAATTTAAATACTTTTAAAAGCATAATGCACAGTGACTTAAGACCTCTCAACACCTCAATGTAAACACTCACTCACATTGTAATATTAGAATTCTATGGTACGCTTGACCATATGCGAGATTGACTTAGGTAACTGCATAACATCTACTCCATCACAGCTTTTATTTTGTATTCATTTAACGTGTTTGATGTACAGCATTACACAGATCTAAACTGACCTCAGCTATCATCTTCAAACTCTCTATCTGTCTATGTTTATCACTGCTCATCGTGACTACTTGTAAACACTTTCATTGTATTTGTGTGTGCAATTGTGTGTTGTTGTTGATTGACGCTACAATTTATTTAAATTTAAAGATCGACCTCAGCACCTCTCAAACCACAACATGTAGTGTTTTAAGACTGTCATCCATGGTGCCATTGATTTAAAGGCTGCAATCGATACATTGTTATATCTAGAACATTTGATTCTATTGACCTCAGCTATTCATCAGTTGAAGTTGTATGAGAGCCTGTTGTAGGGTTATAATCATTCATGAATCGTTGCCTAGTAATACACAGTAATCATTGATTAAGATCACTGAGAGCTTATTACAGCCTCTCACAGTCAACAGGAGACATGCCTTGAAAGATCTTGAAGAAAAAGAAAATTTCCAAAAAAAGTTTTCTGAGAACGTCAAGTTACACCCCAGCACACCAGAAGTCACCAGATCTGAGAACCAAATAGCTATTTCTAGTCCAAAAACACCGATTACGAGGAAGAGGTCGCCGTCATCGATATATAGTGGTGTAAATTGGTGTACAGAGCGTAATAAATGGCATGCTGTTTCGCGAATAGGGTATAAGAAGATTACGTTGGGCAGGCATATGACGGAGCGTGGTGCGGCGTTGGCGTTTGATGAGTATGCGAGGAAGTTGATTAAAAGGTTGCGTAAGAATTTGAACTTTCCGGATGAGAGTGATAGTGTGTCGGCAGCGTTATCGGATCAGGTGCATGCTGATGAAGAGAAGTCAGAGATTGTTGATGGAGATGAAAGTGTATTTGGGCCGACAACGGTTGGTGATTATGAGAGGGCGCGGGAATCTGAGGATGATGATGATTTGGAAGAGGAATAATGAATTTAAGGGAGATGCGTAAAGGTACTGGTATTCATCGGAAAGAATTTTGTAGGTTATTGGGAGTAGGTCTTCGGACATTGGATCATTGGGAGAATGGGAAAAGGATTATGCCCACAATGCGGATTACGACATTTTCGAGGATATGTGGTGTTACGGCTGATCAGGTATTGAGTGCTATTGGGGAAACGATAAGCCAACATGACTAGAGAATCAACAAACTATAAGCTCAATCAAACTATTATGATCACGCCGACAACGGAGAGTTTCGTAAGTGCTATTTTGATAAGAAGAAGCTCCATTCAGTACGAATTGACTTATCTGGATGATAAGGAGCAAAAGACCTCGTGGTTTGATGAAAAATTAATAGATCGAATAGAATTCAACTCTAATAGTGATGTTGAATCATGATTGAGGACAATATGGAATCGTTTGATCGTGAATTAAGGCGGCTTCAAAGGGAAATAAGTGGTCTGGAACTTGATTGGCACGATCGAGTGTGGATAGAATTCGAGAAATACCTATTAGAAGAGGGTTTTATCACTAAATTCGGACAGGAATATGAGTGTATTGTGGATAAAAAGTCAATTGAACCAATTCCCCAAGTGAAACTTATTGGAATGAAACCCGAAAAACTCATGGAAGGCTCGGTTCTCTTGGCTTTGATAGCAGCTTTGATGGCCTTGGTGTTTTTATTGATACTTCAGAATATAGCTTGAAATTCTTTAGAACCAGGATGTTTTTAGACGGTATTTATTTCACATTTGAGCCCTTGGCTGAATACTGCTATTCTAAGATCATGAGAATAATTAAATGGCACAATGAAACAAAGCTGAGATGAAAGCCAAAATAAAAATCCAATTACATGACTTGATTGAGGCTATTATGGCGTCAAATCCAGAAATGCAGCCAAAAAATGTCAGGAAATACATCGTTGAAACCCTTGTGATGGATGAAGACGGGTATATTGAGTTGGATTTAACTTTTCAAAAACCAATACAGGGAAACAATGGCCAAAGTTGAAGGATACGTTCCAGGTAAGGATGCAATAAGGGCCCATAAAAGCCTTGCCAATATCAGATGTTTGGTTTGGGGAATTAAAAGCGGCAAGACTGAGTGGGGCGCCTGCGAAACGGTACGATTCGCTAAATTTAACTCAAATAAGAACGTTTGGTGCGTCAGTTCATCATTTCACAACCTTGAAGCCTGTATTGCAGCACTTACAAAATTGTTGGAACACAACAAGGTCGCATATAAATACAAAATTGGTAATCACAGCTTTCATTTGGCCAATGGAACGGTTATTTCGTGCAAATCCGCTGATCAATACGACAATCTAAGGGGCCCAAACGTCGACTGGTTGTGGATTGATGAGGCTGCCTTCGTAAAAGAAGAGGCATGGTGGATCTGCCAAGACCGTTTGGCCGTAACTCAGGGAAGAATTCTTTTAACCACTACCACTGATGTAAGAAACTGGCTTTGGGAACTTTGCCTTGAAGGTGGAATGCCGCCCACTATGGAATATGGGGTTTTTGAAAGCCGCGGTGAGGATGGGAAAAAAGACCATAAATATTTCATCAGCCATTATCCAACCTGGCATTTCCCATGGGTACCCAAAGAATGGGTGGCCGATAAAAAGGCGAAAAGGCCCCGGGTGGTATTTGATCGAGATATTGCCGCATTGTTTTCATCACATGGAACATCTGTTTTCAACTATATTTGGGAAGCTTTGTCTCGAGCCCCACTGGTCAGAGACAATAAGGCAAAATATGTTATAGGCCTTGATTTGGCGAAAGAACAGGATTTTACCGTAATTACGGTGATGGATGGTGATGGCCGGGTATTCAAAGTTTTGAGATTTCAAAAAGTTGATTATAAGATTCAGGTGGAAAGAGTCGTTGAACAGTCAAAATTGTGGAATGCATGCGTAGTTATTGATAAAGCCAACGTGGGTAACGTGATTCAAGAGCTTTTGAGGGCTGAAGGGCTTCAGGTGCATGCCGTTGATATGAACTCTCATGATGTGAAAACATCGTTAATCCAGCAATTGCAGCTCGGATTTGAGACAAAATCAATTAAATTGATTGATCCCAAGTCCGAGTGGGGAACTACAGACGATCAGCAAATGTATGATGAGCTCGGTTACTATGCAACCAAATTAACACCAGGCCGAAAACAATTGAGTTATAGCGCACCAAGAGGCATGCATGATGATTGCGTGATATCTTTGGCCTTGGCAAATTGGGGCAGAGCCCGCGGTTTGGCCGGTGGTGGATTGACCGCAGCGCAAGTATCACTGGCCCGTAAAGAATGGGATGAGGCCATTAGAAAATCAAAAAATAATAAAAATCGCGTTCGCTCTTCAAAGACAAATCTGTTAAAAAGGTATTACGGAACTAAGTCAAATCTTGGTTTCAAATCTTCGGGTTCAACGTTTTGGGGTTAAATAAATGAGATTTTCTTGGTCTAAAGAGAAAAAGGAATTGAAAGAAGTTAAGGTAGATCCCGAAGATATTAGAGGTGGTGGTTCAGCTTTACCAAGACCAAAAACTGTAAAAAGATTAACCGAAACCATTTTTACCCAAACATCTAATCTTGATGAAGGTACAGATTTTGATGATATTTTTTTTCAGCAATTGGGTGGAACTACCGATATTGATTTACCTCAACAAACTCTGTTAAAAGCCCAAAGACTGGCAGTTCTTCTATTCCGTAAAAATTGTAGAGCATGGAGTGGAACTGAAATTATGAAAGATTTCGTTCTTGGTGATGGAATCAAACATAAGGCCGTAGATCCCAAAGTTCAGGAAATTTTAGATCAGCATTGGGAATTAAACGAGTGGGATGACAAAATTGAAGAGCGTATGCGAGCTCTTTCATTGTTAGGGGAACAGGTTTATCCAGTATTCATAAATGATAAAACCGCCATTGTGAAACTTTCCACAATATCTCCATTGAAAATAAAAAATGTTCTGAGAAGTAAAAAAGATGCTGAAGAAGTTACGCACATCGTTACAGGTTTGAAGAAAAAGCCAAAACTTGAAATCATCAACATGAATGATGATGGTAAACTTGAGGGAGAAGCCTTTTATTTTACTGTTAACAGAATAAGTGGTGGAAGTCGTGGCGTACCCGATATGTTGCCGGCTGTTGATTGGCTTGAAGGCCTCGATGGTATGTTGTTTGCACTTATGGAAAGAAGCTCTTTAGCCCAAGACATTGTTTTTGACCTCACTTATGAGGGTGCAAATGATAAAGAATGTCGTGAAATGGCTTTGGAATTCATTAATAGTTTGAAAGAGGGCGGAGCATATGCCCACAATGAGAAAGTCAAGTTGGAGATAATGGCCCCCGAGCTTGCCGCATCTGATGCCGAAACTGTGATTTCTATACTGCTCCGTCAAATTCAAGCGGGAATGAGATTGGCTGGATTATTCTTTGGTGATGCTGAAGACCTGACAAAAGGTAGCGCATCCGAATTATCAATGCCTGTTGCCAGGGCCATTAAGGCAAGGCAAAATTTTTGGAAACGCATGCTTACCAAAATATTCAAATATCAAATTCAAATTGCCAAAGAACAAGGTAAGTTGGAAGGCGTTACAGATTTCAGTTTCAAAATATCAATGTCTCCAATACTTTTGAGAGATATCAAAGTTATGACAGCGGCATTAATTGATTTAGGGACAACTCTTCCAGATGCCGTAGCTGAACAATATATTTCAAATAAAGAAGCTGCAGAAATTTACAGAAATTCATTGGAGCAGCTTGGAAGTTTGATGGAAGATTTTGACCCTGAAGATTTGAAGGATGTTAAAATTCTTAAAAATAGATTTTTGAAGAAAGAAAAAGAAGAAGAAACCGACGAGTCAAAAAATGTCACATAAAGAAAAAATGTACGTTGTTTTCGATACCCACGCTGAAGGCGTTGCTTTTTTGAAAAAGGTTAATGAGGCTTTAAAAATCGTAGCGCCCCGGTCACATGGCAAGTGCATCCACCACGAAGACGGTGAGACATGTATTGTTAAATTGAGTGAAAAGAGCTTTCACCTAGAGCTTTTAAAGGACTACGATTTAATTGACGGCCACGCCGTACAGGAGTTGGGCTATTATAAGGATGTGGTGATAACAAGTGACCAATAAGGTTCTATTAGAATCCCATCTCGGAATAGGTCTAAACGGACCTGATGTGGAAACTTGGACCAGCCAGGCGGCAGGTTCGGATGTTTTTTCACAATTAACCGAGGCGGATCAGCCTTTATATACCTTAGACGCTCATTTGGGGCACCCTGCCGTAAGTCCTGACACTACCGAGTTTTTGGAAGCTCTTAGCGGTACCGTGGGTGACATTACGACCAGCGACCTAACTCTGACAGTGGTTGCGAAGCACACCTTGAAAACCTCCACCCGAAACCATGTCAGGAAAACGGTCAATTTATTTGCAGGTGCCCAGGGTTATCAGCAGTATTTTGCTGGGGCTGAAACCCCATTTTCCCTGATAGGTGATGGCGTAAATCGTGACGCATGGATGGGCGCTGTTATTTCTGATTTGTCGATCCCAATGGTTATTACCACCCAATTCAATACGACTACAAACAGGACTTCTCAGTTCACAAACGGAGTGGAGGACGAGGTAACAAATTCTCCAGCCGCCAATCTTTTTCAGAGTTTGTCTGACACCCTGGCGAAAATGCGTATTGGAAATGATAGTAATAGCACAGACGGTCATCTGTTTTACATAGCACTTGACGACACCCTTTTGAATCCGTTGGACGTTTTCAATAATTTGGCCCCTATTTACTTAAACCCGTTCAACGGTGGTGGTGCAAGTTCATTCCAAAAATTATTTCTATTACTAAACGACTCCTAAATCATGGCTGACAGCGAAGGTTCTGAGAAGTTCGTCAAGTCTTTCGCGGATAGCAGAAAATCACTTTTCAGTCTTTCAGATCAGGCAGTAATCAATCTCATGTCATTGATGAAAGATTTTCGAGAAGATTCTTTGGAAAGATTAAGATTTGATCGACCATCAGATCCAAGGGCCCCATTCAATGTGAGAATTTTGCCTGATTTAGAGAGAAGCCTAAACAGTTCTTTAAATACTTTGAAACAAAGATCAAATCAAGAATTCAGTGATAAGCTTGATTTGGGTTTTGATCTCGGTCAGGGTGTGACCGCTCGGGCCATGGTTGCTGCCAATGTTCCTGTAGCATTTCCACAAATTGCCCCAAGTGTTTTAGCTGGATTATCAAGGGATGCGGTCAATGTTTACAGTGAAATGTTTGATGATCTGGGAATAGCTATCACGAATCAAGTTAATAGATCTGTTGCCGGACTTCAATCTTCAAGTCAAGCAATGAGAAGGATAAACAGACTTTTGAGAACAAGTCCAGAAGTAAGGGCCGGCCAAAGAAAACGTGTTAAATTTGCATTCCAGGCTGAGGAAATTGTTAGAACAGAAATGGGTCGGGTTTTTTCAAGTGCTCAACAATCGGCATCTGAACAATTGGCCGATTCAATACCTGGATTAAAGAAACGGTGGATTCCAGTGGGGGATGGTCGTGTAAGGCGTGGCCATGGTGAAGCCGGTTCAATCTATGCGCCTGGTGGTGAAATTGGTCCAATTCCCATTAAGCAAAAATTTAGAATAACGGACTATTCCAGAACAGGATCAACAAATTTTATGACTCTTGGCGGATCTGCAAGCCCAAAAGGTTTTACAGGCGGCTTGAGCGTTATCAAGGTTGAGACATATCAAAGGCGTGGCCGATTAATTGTCGATAAGATGTTATTTCCCAGAGATCCAAGCGCAAGTGCTGGAAATGTTATTCAATGTCGATGTGTCACCATGGACGTTATCCCCAATCTGGAAAAGACTTTAGATAAATCAATTGGAATTATTCAACAATCTTGAAATGAGGTATTACCATGGCAAAAAAGAAATCTACAAAGAAAAAGAAATCCACAAAAGAAAAAGATAGGTCATCTGAAATTGTGGAAAAAATGTCTTCCGTGATTACTGGGGATGATAATTCTCAGGACAACAATAAATCGAAGTCATCAGAAGTTGTTTCAGAAAATCAAACTAATCAGGAAACTGAAGTAGAAGAATCTCCAAAAGATGATTCAAAAGATCGCGCAGAAATTCAGCCAGAACCCGAAGAAAAGCCTGAAACTAAGGAAATTCATCCATCAAAATTTAGGCCAAAAGGCGCTCCAGATGCAGAAGATTGTATTGGTGAATTCCATACAGAAACATTTTATATCTACAAAATAAAGCATGATAAAGTCGAAAAATATAAGGGCAAGAAAAAGATTTTAATAGAAAAATAATCTACAAACCCGCCCCAGACAGAACGGATTGTTCACATAATATTTAAATCTATTTTGTGAACAATCCATCTTTTTCATTGCCCCCAATCATTCAAATAAGATACTTTTGATGTATGAAAAGATTCTACGAGAAAAATAATGTCTTTTTACTCAACGATGTTGAGGGCAAATCAGGCAAAGAATGGGATGTTGTTCTCATTGAATCCGGCCTCTCCCACAATAAAAAATTCTATTCGAATGAACTTCTAGAAAATTCAGTAAGCCGCTTTGAAGGTGTGAAATGTTGCGTTTTCTTAGAAGGTGACAATTTTAATCATCGTGATGAAGGTAATGCTGAAAACAATCCAGCTGGCCCTGGCATGAATACAATTGGATGGTTTGAAAACGCTCGATTTGAAGAGTTCACCAAACCAGATGGTTCAAAGGGTCATGGAATCGTTGCAAGATTAAAAGTTCTCGAAGGTCAAGACCGCATTATGAAGGGCATGAAAGATGCCTTTGCAAATGGGAAAACTGATTTGTTCGGATTTTCTATTGATGCCCATGGTGAGGTTCGAGAAGGTATCATTGAAGGAGAACAGGCTCTTATTGTTGAATCATTGGAGCATGTTGAATCAACTGACTTTGTGACCAGTCCATCAGCCGGGGGAAGATTGCTTCGTATCGCTGCAAGTAAAGAAAAAAAGGGAGAAGGCATGAAAGATTTTAAGAAACTCGCTGAAAAGCTCGGTATCAACCAGAATGATGGTGAATCTGATGACGATTTCAAAAAAAGAGTTCTTGAATCTAAGCTTGAAGAAGCGGGATCCCCCCTTGGTAATATGCTGAGGAAGGCCATGGAAGCCAAAGGGCTCTCCACTGCTGATCTCGGAAAAGCTGCTGGCATTGATGCCGGTACAGTCTCACAAATTTTAGATGGAAGTATAAAAAGACCGCCGAACGAACGCCTTAAAGGGTTTGCAAGGGTAACAGGAATTTCATTCGATCAACTTTTGAATGCTATTCCCTCAGATATCAAAGAATCAGTAGATGGTGCTTATATAAGCGACGAAGAAAAGGATTTGGAAATGAAAACAGCTCAAGAACTCAAAGAAGCTCAGGAAAAACTTGCTGAAGAGCAAAAAGTATTTGACGAAGAAAAAAAGGCTTCACGTATCAAAGAGTGCCAAGTCTTGGTGAAAGAAGCGTTGCTTGCATCTGATTTGCCCGAACAGGCAAAGAAGAAAATCACTGAAAAGTTTGACGGTCAAGAAGAAGTGACCGCAGAAAAGATTCAGGAAGCCATTAAGGCTGAAAAAGACTATATCGCCACATTCAAAGAAAACAACGGTGGCGTTAGTGATCTTGGTGATGCTCATGATGATGACGACGATGCTCTAAAGAAAGCTAAAGTTGGCGATGGCCTTAAAGAAAAGTTGGCCAAAGCTTGGGATGGAATGTATGAGATGGATGACGTCGACGGCGTTCCCCGTTTCAACAATCTCAAAGAAGCTTGGAGAGCCTATAATAAAGGTAATCTTAAAGCCTTGAGTGGTAGTAACCAACAAATCAGCCGCCATATTTTTGAATCAATGGCCCGAGGACTTCCAGGCGAAGGTGGTCTGAACTGGGATGATGGCAACCCTTATCAAGAACACTCCAATAAATTGAGAGAGAGTTGGAATCGTTCAACTTCTCAGAGTTTGAGGGAATCAACCGCTACTGGTGATTTCTCTATTGGTTTCGGTGATTCTCTTTATCGTCGCCTTCAAAAAGAAACCACAATGGACCCCCGAAGTGATTGGAGAGACATTGTTTCAAGCATCGAGAATCTTCAAGATGCCACCAATCCTTTCCGAGTTGTTAGAACCGGTGAGAGCAAAAGGTTGCCAATAGTCAACCAGAAAGCTCCTTATCAAGAAATCAACCCTGACACCACCGAGGAAGTCGAAACAATGACTCCCGACAAATATGGTGGTTTGGAAATCGTCACTTGGGAATCTGTTTTGGCCGACAATATGGGAATCATCCGTAAGATCCCCAGAAAATTGGCCCGAGCTTCCAACTTGACAATTCACGGTCTCATTTGGGATGAAATTGAATTGAATCCAGTATTGGCAGCAGATAGTAAGACCCTTTTCCATGCAGATCACAATAACGATCTTGGAGATGTGGCCTTGAGTTATGCCAATGTTGTTGTTGGTGTGAAGGGACTGAGAAATCAGACCGCTTTTGAATCTGATGAGAAGATGGGCCTTGCCCCTCATTTCTTGTTGAGTTCTGTTGATCAAGAAGCCCTTGCTGAAGAGATCATTGGATCAACTGCCAAAGCAACAAGTGCCGAAGATTCAACCATCAAAAACGTTTTGATGACGAAGTTCAGAATGAAGGCTCTCGGAACCCTTGGTTTGGGGACCGCTGCTGCTAGAGTTCTTTATTGGTATGTTGCCGCAAGTCCCAAAGATGCTGACACAATTGCTGTTGGTTTCTTGGGTGGTCGTTCACAACCTGACATCTTCGTTCAAGGAATCAACACTCCAACAGCTGGATCAATGTTTGATGCTGACATGATCACTTATAAGATCAGACAAGTAGCTGCTGCAACCATCATTGATTATCGTTGGATTCAGCGTGGAACAAAAAGCTAAGAACTGAATGAATTAATCCTTATCTAATTGGAAGGAAACAGGGAAAATGAGTAAAGATAATAAAATTGAAGACCTCCATGGGGATCATTTCAAACAGGCCAGAACTATTCTGGTAGCTCTTGGATCAGATGAAGAGTTTGCAATCTTCAGACATTCTGGCTCTAAAGACATCAAGATCACTGGTGCCAGGTTTATCCCTGATACTGCGATCACCGGTCATGCCACAGCAAACCTTCTTCTTCAAGTTCAGAACAGGGGTGTTGGTGGAGCTGAAACGGTTGCTGTGTCAGATGCATTTGAATACGATGTTGGAGTTGATGGCGTTAAATTTGTTGCAAACGAATTTGTTCTTTCGACAACTGCCGCAAATTTGATTGTTTCTGCTGGAGAAGTTTTGGCCTTGCTCAAGACTGAGACCGGTGCCGGTTTGGAATTGCCTCCCGGCCTCGTTGAAATTTCTTACGAGTACAACTAAAAATCAGCCTCCCTCTTTTGAGGGGGGCTATTCTTACAACTAGGGGCATCAATGCTTGGTCAAATACGTCAAGAGACTCTGAAGACTTCAGGTGAAGAGGCCGCAAACGGTAACTCTGCCCAGTTCAATTCAAAAACTGCAAAGGCGATTGAATTCTGGCTGAATGTGACTGCTCTCGGTGCTGCTGGTGATTATGACTTTATTGTTGAAACTGCCCTTGGTGATGTTGGTGCTGTAAATCCTGTTTGGTCACAGCAAGGCGATACAGTCAATGTGATCGCAACTGGCATTGTAAATATTCTCATCAACCGGATTGATCACTCCCTTGGCGAAAGGTATCGTGTGCGTTGGGTGAAAAACACAACAGAAGTCACGTTCGACCTGAAAGCCGCAATCTTAGAATAGGGGGGTTTTATGGTATTCAAGCTTGCAGATGCACAAGCAACTGTTGCTCTCTTTGTTAAAGATACAGCTCCATTTTTAGCCGTTGGTGATGATGAAAAAGCGATCCATTTTGCTATTCAACAATTAAATAGAGATCAACCTTTCAATGATGTCTCAGATATTCCTGGTGATGGCACACAGGATTACAGATTGCCTGTAGCATTCGTAAAAGGCCTTTCAAACGTTTCTACTGTTGAATCACCCACTGGAAAATCTCCGATTCGTATGAAGACAAGAAATGATGATTGGTTTTTATATGAAGATCCAACATTTGTAACTGCCCAAAGACAGAGGTTAAGATTCAATCAATCAAGTCCCAGTTTTTCCAACATTCTTGAGGCTTTGGATGTAGACGAAATTTTGTGGCAATCAGGAAACACGATTAGATATACATTCAATGGTGCCCCTGATCTCAGTGGAATAGCTGTGAACAATGTTCTTTTTGCTGAAAGTTCAACGAATTCAGATAATAATGGAAGTTATTACATCAGCGCGGTTAATAATGGCTCTAATTATGTTGAAGTTACCAATGATTTGAGAGGTGACGCCACATTAGATGAGGCAAGTGATAGCCCCTCGACCGTGAACCTGAGAACCGTTGAAACAATTCGTATCAGATTCAATAGCGTTCACTTTATCAGCACAACAGATTCATCATTAAATACAAATACTTTTAATGCGGTTTGTTATCTGGCCACATCTCTACTGCTTTATTCTTTGTCAAATTTCATGAATGAATCTGTGAATAGGCAAATCAATGTGGATAGTGTCGATTATGCTATTAAAGGTCAGAACTACAGAGTCTCAGCAAAAGATTTTGAAGATAAGTATAAGGTGATCGTTGGCCTTAAGGGCAATATCAAGCCGGCCCAAGCATTGGTTGAGGCTGATATTAAATTTATGCATGGCGAAGATTTCATTTTCCATCCAACCGGTCAAAGATAATGACACTTAGCGTTTCTATGTCTTTGGTTAAAAGGCCTCCAAATATTAGGGGTAATATCCCTCACAATCTTTTTGTTCTGGAATATTCCACAGCCATTGCTGAATCCCTTGTTGGATTGCGTAATGAATTCGTTCAAGAATCACCTGTCGGCGGGACAGCTGTTTTAAAGAACTCATGGGTATCAGACGGTCCAAATGTAGATGGTAATGTTATAAGTGGTGATGTCACCAGTTCTGTCACTCAGGCCCTTGTTGTTGATGAGGGGGCTAAACCACACACACCACCAAGCGGAGATTCTTCAGGCTTGAGACAGTGGGTAAATCGTAAATTAAGGATTACTGATCCAACAAAGGCCAGTACAGCTGCTTTTTTGATATCTCGAAAGATAAAAAGCAAAGGTCTCCCCAAAAGAAAAGTGTTTTCAGGTTCATTTGCTGATCTCGAAATTGAATTTGATGAGGCGATGCATCGAGCTAAAAATCGCTTAGTTAAAAAATTAGGTGAAGAATAATGTCACAGGCAACCATATTAGCTGAGATAAAGACTCTTCTGGAAACAGTTACTGATATTGGAAATGTCCATGATTACATCAGATCCACATATTTTTGGAATCAATTTTTTGCTGAACATCAGGATGGAACAAAGATTTTGAGTTGGGAGATATCAAGAGTTGGCACTGCCCAAGCACTTGCTACTGTTGGTGCGGTTGAGGATCTCTATCATCTCACACATAGTTTTGTGATCGTTGGCCACATGTCGTTGTCTGATGAACTTGAAACAGAAAAGACGTTTCAGTCTCTTTGCGATACGATTCAGGATAGTTTTAGAGAAGATGACAATTTGAATGGTACAATATTGCCAATACAACCGCCTAATAAGCTGCAAATTAAATCGGTTGGACACGCTAATTATGCGGGGATTCTCGTACACCATGCAGTTCTAACAATTGACCTAGTAGAAAGAGTCGGAGGATAAGATGGACAAAGCTGAATCAAAGAAAACTGAAAAAGTTGGACCAAAGAAATCTAAAATTGAACACAACAACACAAAGCCAGGTCTTTGCCGTAAAGGTGGATCTTGGACAGTTGGCAAAGATGGAAAGCTTGAAAAGCCAGTTGCAAAAACAAATAAAACTAAACCAATCACAAATGAGGATGGGGGCAAATAATGGTATTTCTAACTAAAAGAAAACAAATTGCAGTAAAGATTGAAGCTGTTGAAGGCGTAGAAGAGACATTGGCTGATATCGATGTAATTGCCCCAGTTTACAGTCCCGATTATTCAATTGACAATGTTCAAAATGACCGTCTTGAAGTGGTTCAACCGAGCTTTTCAAGACTCAGCCAGGTTAATGGTGAAATCAATGCAACCTTGTCATTTTCAACTGAGCTCAAAGGTTCAGGTGCTGCTGGAACAGCGCCGGCTCACTTAACAGATCTTCTTCAAGCATGCGGATTGAGCGAAACCATTGTCCCAGCAACTAGTGTTACTTACGCACCGGTTACAGAGGATATTCCATCTGTAACTCTTGAAATGCGTGAAGGTGCTGAAGGATCTGTATTCAAATCTAAGAAACTTCTCGGTGCCCGCGGTACGGTTAAATTCGTTGCTGCCAAGGGTGGCATTGTTATGTGTGAATTTGAATTCAAAGGAAAATATGTAAAGCCCACAGATACCGTTGCATTTGCACAACCATCACCAGGCGTTATTCCAAAAACATTCTTGGGAGTCGCTTTCAGCGTTCATGGCGTAGGTACTTTGAATATTCAAAACCTAAGTATTGATATGGGTAATGAGATTATTCATCGTCCAGATGTTAATGACAGCACCGGTTACAAATCTGCTCTTTATGTTGGTAGACAGCCAAAAGCTGAAGTTGATCCTGAACAGGTCGCAGTTGCAACGCTTGATTTCTTTGCAAAGATCAGGGATAACTCAGAGGGTATTTTGACATATGCCTTAACTGGATCAGCTGGAAACATAATGACATTTTCAGCACCAAAAGCACAATTCATCAATCTGAGTGATGGGGATTCCGATTCAATCAGAACCGAAGAGTTGGAAATGTCACTGAATCAAGATGGTGATGAAGGGGATGATGAATTTACAATAGTTTTCACATAATAAAAGCATACCGAACAACCGAAACAGGAGCAAAAGGAGCACATATGGACATTCGGGAAATACAAAAAGAAGAAGTAGCAAAGCGATACAAAATCAGAGATTCTGATGCTGTATTGCTTATTGTCAAGCCAAAACCAAAGGAGTTGACAGCCCTTAGAAAATTATGCACTTTCAAAAAACGCGGAAGAGCTGGCCTTGCAACAGAATTCAATGAATCTAAATACAGCAATGCTTGTATGGATAAGTTTATTTCTGGTTGGGAGGGAATCACTCTAGATGGCAAACCAGCAGAATGCAATCATGAAAATAAGGTTCTTTGTGATGAAAACTGGACTGAATTCAGCGAGTGCTGGAATGAAGTTGTTGTTGGCATCGACATTGAAGACGAAGAAGAGTCGGGGGAAGAAGTAAAAAACTCATAGCCTGGGCAGAGTTTCGCTATGCTCAGGAAAACAGAGCTTCTTATGAACATTGCCATCAATGCTGTGAAGGTGTTGATGGCGTTACCTGCTTGAGGGATTTGGAAGAGAACAATGGATCGTGTCGAATCGAAGATGAATCACCCTTACTTTCAGAAGAAAACTATATTGTTCTGGAATTGTTTGATCAAGCACTTCGAACTTCAAACTGTGTTGCCGGCGAAGACAAAGATTTTCACTATGTTGAGCCGACAGATATAGAGGCGTTGATGAATATTCACAATATTGATATCGATGACAAGCCTGAAATCATGGTAAGAATCTTGATGTTGCAAGACATTTCGAACGACCAAAGACCAAACAGGCCAAAGCGTAAAGGTAAATAGTGGATCTAAAATACCTACTTACAGTTGATGATGAAGGCACTCCAACTCTTAAAAAGTTTGATAAAGAAGTTGATAAATCCGCTGATAAGACGAAAAAAGCCGGTGGCAAAATGGCGAAAACCTTTAAGAGAGTTCAAAAAAGCGCTAAAAGAGTGGCTGTTGCAGTTGGGGTTATCGGCGTTGCCTTGGGTGCTCTTGCTTTTGCCAAATTTGGAAAAGATGCCGTTAGGCTTGCATCTGATTTCGCTGAAATTGAACAGAAATTTAATGTTGTCTTCCAATCCGTTCGAGATGAAGCGGATAAAACTGCTGCAAATTTAGCAAAGAATTTTGGAATCTCAAATAAAGCAGCGAAAGAATCCCTTGCTCTCACAGGAGATTTGTTGACAGGATTTGGATTTAATGAAAAAGCCGCTTTAGATCTAAGTAAAAGAGTAAATGAATTAGGTACTGATTTGGCGTCATTTTCAAATATTGAGGGTGGTGCTGAAAGGGCTGTCCTTGCTCTCACAAGGGGTTTACTTGGTGAAAGAGAGATGTTGAAGACATTGGGTATCAGTATTCTTGAATCTGATGTGCAAACACGTCTTGCAGCAGAGGGAATGGATAAGTTGACAGGCACAGCTTTAAAAGCTGCTAAGGCTCAAGTTACTTTTGATTTGATCTTAGAACAGAGCCAAAAAGCTGTAGGTGATTTTGCTAGAAGTAGTCAAAGCCTTGCCAATCAACAACGTATTTTGGATGCCCGATTTGAAGATTTACAAGTTAGGCTTGGTCAAAAATTAGTACCTGCGATGAAGATTTTCACAGCAACTGCCATAAAAGTTGTAGATAAAGTATCTCAATGGATAAGTAAAAACGAAGAATTGGTCACATCTGGTGTTATTTTATTTGCTAGATTATTTGCAACTACTGTAAATCTTGTAATACAATCAGTCATATTTTTAGTAAAAGCTTTTACAACATGGGTAAAGTGGATGTCATTTGCAAGTTCTGCAATGGCAGATTTAGCAAAAATTTCATTATTCGGAATAAGAACAATTGTTGATGCATTTTCATCATTTTTAGGGCCAGTATTATCAGCGGTTACTAAATCTTTAAATGCGATTAAAGTTCAATTTATTAAATTCGCTGTAGATGTAGTTACCACTCTTGAAACTAGTGTCAATCTTGCTCAGGCATTTTTACCGGATTCTGTCGTGAATGCCGTTAGGGTCAATGCCAACGCTCTAAGGTCAACAATGAAATCGTTAAAAGGCGATATTCCAGATCTGGGATCGGCGGTTTCAAGTGCGCTAGATACGTCTTCTAAAAGTCTCAAATCAAGTGAATTATCCTTAGGCGCATTTTCCTCAGCAATGCAAAAAAGTGCTCTTGAAGCCGTTAATAGTGGAGTTGAAATCGATTCTTTGTCTAATAAGGTGAGTGCTTTAAATGATGAAATTCAAGAAAATCTTGATAAAGCCCCTGTCGATATTGTGGCTGCTAAATCACCTGGAATAGGAGGAGATCCAGCAGTTACCGCTCAACAAACTGCCGCGGCTAAAGCTGCAGCAGCTGAACAAGTCAGACTTGAGAAAGAGAAGAATGCCCTTATCACTGAAAGTGCAAAACAATTGACTGAATTCTTATCCTTTCAAAATGAACTTAGATTTGCCGCGATCAATGAACAATCAGCAAAAGAATTGGAGTCTTTAGCCTTTTTACAAAGTGAAAAACTAATCGGGGTGACTGAGGGCGAACGTATAGAAACTGACATAAGAGCGGCTGCAATTCTCGAAAGGGAAGCCCTTGAATCGGCTGCTTTTGATCGTAAATTAGAGAGAAATATTGCAGCGGCTGAACAGGAAGCTTTGGTATTCACTCAAAAAGAGCAGCAGATTACAGGTGCCTTTGCCGGTGGCATGTTTGCAAGAAATGCCATGTTTGCAAGTCAGCAAAATCAGCAATTGAAAATGATAAAAGCCCATATTACTGCTGAGCAAAAGCTAGGAAAAGGACAAGAAGCACAAAAGAAAGCTGCTTTGATGGCTGCTGGTGGTGCCATTCTCGCTATTGTTCAACAAAGCGGTGAGAAGCGATTTAAGATCGCCCAAGGAATTGCCATTGCTGAAGCTACAGTGAGTACCTATAACGCTGCGGCCACTGCATTTCAAACAGGTGGCGGTTGGCCATGGGGCGCTGTTCTGGCCGCTGCAACCATTGCACAGGGTATTG